CAAAACTATCCTACAAACCCTACCTTGATCACCTGGAACGGATTGAATACAGCAGCGGCAGGAGGTCAACCTAGTTTTGCACAGGTAGCCTTGGGCGGATCTGTAAACTGGGGAGCATCACAAACCACACAAACAGCCACAGTGGCAGGTGCAATAAGTACCACAGTGTCTGCAGTTGGTGTCGCAGTGACCACTTTTACTATTACTGCTATTGCTGGAACTATTCCAACATATACCACACATAATCCTGCCCTCCAAACAAGCAGAAATTTCTTTTGGATCACTAACACAGCCTATGACGCACTAACCACAACCATGCAGGTTGGTGATAGACTGTCAGCTACAACCTATATTACTTCATCGCAGACTATTACCAGTATTACACGAAACTGGAACAACAACGGTACATACACCTTGATTATCATGAGTGCCAGTCCTAATGCAAACTCGCCAAGCAGCACCAACATCACTGTAACAGTGACCAGTGCGGTGTCCTCAAACTATAACAGTGCCATTAGAAATGGTCAGAAAGATTTCTTGATTACCAATTCAGAACGTGTCAGTTCAGGTATAGCAGTTGGAGATCGAGTGAGTGCAACCAATTATTCAAGTCAGACCATTGCCAGTATTACAAATAGTTTTATTACACTGGCCGGTACTTTATATTCTAGAATAACAGGATCTACCAATGCCACGGGCACTTCTACAGCGGGTACCAACGTTACAGTTACCGCTGTGGCAGCGCAGACAGCAGCATCATACTCCAATGTTAACTACTTGTTTTTTACCTCGGGTTCGTATATTTCATCTGGTGCAACAGTTAGTACACTGCTAGACTCAGCTACAATGACACAGTTTCCAGCGGGTACCAGCATCAGTGCTGTTACAACAAGAGCACTGGGAGGCACCACAGTATATCGTGTGACATTTACACAAAGTTCTAACACCAGTATAGCTGCTGCGGCCACAGTGACGTTTACGTTCGGATACAGTTATGCTGTACCGGGAGAACAGGTATTTTCTTTTATATCAACTGCAGGAACAACTGACACTCTTAATTTGGAAAAACTCAAAGAACTAGGCACCACAGCAATTGGAGGTCGAGGCACATTTCCTAATGGACCAGACGTACTGGCTATCAACGTGTATAAAACCAGCGGAAGTGCAACTCCAGTAAACATTATTCTACGTTGGGGTGAAGCTCAGGCTTAATCTACATCTGCAAGTTTTTTTGCCAGCTGTAGCAAACACATATGGAATTAGTTAAGACATCAAAGACCTCACGTCGCTTCGGTGATAGATATGGAAAAGTTTGGACACCCGGCAATGTGTCAATGGTACACTGCGAGCTTTCTACATTTTGCAACGCTGCTTGCCCAAGCTGTCCTAGATTTTTCACTGGCACTCATGTTGTGAGATCTGGCGTTACGCTGGCTCAAGTAACAATAGCTCAGTTTAAAAACTGGTTCGAACCTGAATTTATTGAAAAAGTACAAGAATGGAAATTCTGCGGAACTCATGGAGATCCCATGATGGCCAGAGATGTAGTTACCATAATCCGTTACATCTTTGATATTAACCCACAAACTAATATCACTGTTAATACCAACGGAGGCATACGTAATGAACAAGACTGGCAGACCCTGGGAGAAATTTCTTCCAACCATAAATTAAAAATTGAATTTTCAGTCGATGGCTTGAAAGATACCAATCATCTATATCGTAGAAATGTAGATTGGACTAAGTTGATGTTAAATGTACAGTCCTACATAAACTCGGGTGGATATGCTTGCTGGGAGTTTCTAACTTTTAGACATAACGAACACCAGATTGACGAAGCAAAAGCATTAAGCAAACAATTAGGATTTGCAGAATTTCTTCAAAAAAGAGCTGTTGGTTTCGAGCACAATGGAAATTTAACTGATATGCCGGTGTTTAAAGCAGACGGGGAATATGATTATTCGATATTACCTCCGTTAAATCCGGTGTATAGGATATCTAAAATTAGTTTAGAAAAAATTATCGACAGGCGTCGAGATAATCTTACAAACTACTACAAAGAAAATATCGAAACAGGCAATGACACCTTTGAAGCAATTGTTAGTAATTTTGAAGATACTATCAAATCTGACAATGTTACAATCAATTGCAATTCTAAAAAAGATAAGAACAGTGAAATTTATATTAATGTTAATGGTATAGTATTCCCATGCTGTTTTATAGGAACCTCTATAGACGCATTTGATTCGCAACCACATGCATTACAACTAAAAACTCGATTAAGAGAATACGGTGTTGGTAACTTTGATTTAAATAAAAAATCAATAACTAAAATTTTAAAAGAAAATCATTTAAATCAATTTGCATCTAATGATTGGGAAACTCCCAAGTGTCTTGAATTTTGCAAAAAAACTTGTGGAAATTCACACATAATAAACGGTATATATGATATTGAATAATTTTAAACTTCTCAACGATGTCTGTGCTAATACAATGTATAGAAATTGTATTTGGACCTTTGATGTTATTAACGACCTAAATATAACAGAGCAGTTACTAACTGCCAACTATCAACCACTAGACAGTTTACTTCCTGTTGGTGGTCGCAAAAACTATGTAAAAAAGTCATCTAATACGCTTGACACATTTATTGATACTTTAAACAATTTAATATTTGTAAAAACGCAAGAGTTAGTGTTTGCAGAAGAAATTAAAGAAACATTTCAATCAAGATGGCCTATTGATAAAGAGCAATTTGACAGTAATATATTTGCAATGACACATATACTTAAAGATCCGCCAAACTTTAGTATGGGTAAACACTTGGATAATCAAAGAGTTGTGGGAAACGCTATTGTTAACCTTATAGATAATTCTAGTACTACTGAATTCTTTGACTATAGGGATCCAGATAAAGTTATTTTTTCAACCACCGGAACAAAAAATACAGGAGTATTGTTTTTAAATACCCCTGCCTCTTTACACTACATTAAAAATAAAAATGTAGATCGCTACATTGCTAATTCTTCTTTAATGATAAAAAAATGGTAACTAAAACTTTTTGCCTACGGCCTTTTAAAGGGTGAAGCTCAGGCCTGATCTACATCTGCAAGTTTTTTTGTCAGCTGTCTGCGGATCTCAATTATCTTTCGCTTGCTGTCATTGACGCCGGAAGATATGCTCTGCATCATGGTAAGTTCTTGATGCTGTATATCAATACTCTTGACTTCTTGAAGTAATTGATTCAGCATCGCAGTTAATTCTTGTTTGACCGGTTGGTCGTCAGGAATTTTTTGAATTTTTGAAAAAAACTCTTTATATTCAATTTGAAACTGGGATGATTTTATCAGGGATAACATTGTTTAACTCCAATATTGTTTCTATTTTAGTGCGTATGATTTGATTATTTAACGTGTTTGCTAGACCTGTGTGTAGATGTTTAGGAAGACAATTCAACGATGCCCAACATATTGTAGCTGTTGTTGTAGTTAAGAATTCTTGATCTATAAGACATACATATGTGCCATATTCAAACCCGCGATCTTCACTGAGATAAAGTTCTATAGGTAATATACGTCCTACCGCATAGGTGTCTAGCAATTTTTCAGCATCGCACAGCAACGTAGTATGTCTAGAAAAAGTTGGAACGGTCCATTTTTGATTTTCTAAAATCAATAGTATTCGTTGTGTTTGCTTAGAAAGAAATAATAATCCCGCACGTTTTTGCATCACAGTACTTATCAAGCATCTAGATCAAAGCGCCAATATCCGGCGCCGTACTCCCCTTCAAAACTCTTGAGCCACTGAGTACCGTCCCATTTGTATTGAATACCAGTGGTTAAATTGGTAAAATAGGTTCCAGCAGTAGCAGTTCCGGGTACCCATACGGTAATCCAAAATTCGCCATCCCATTCAATTATTGAATTTTCTTGAATGTAAGGATCACTCCCATCAAGATTTTTCCAGGCGTCTGGACCATCATACATACTTTGTCCTCTTTGTTCGCTGTCGTTAACTGTGTCTAACACAAGGTAGCGGGTTCTTGCAGGAATGTTTGCAATACCATTAAATCGTTTTTTAGGATTAAAGTTATACGGATTGACAATGGCAGTCAACGGTTCAACAGTATTTGACGGCGTAGTATCTAGGTCAAGAGTAATTGATAACAGAGTAGGATCTATCTCATTGACTGTGAATCTACCAGTGATTTCTATTCCAGAAGGTTGCATAAAATGTATTTTACTGAGATTAGGTAGATATCCGCCCTGTTGATCTAGTATCAGATTCCAGTCTAGTCGATCACCTGTTCTAGAATCTTGATCGGTTAGTTTTAGTGTTTGCAACAACTGATTAGGTTCAAGTATAGATAACGTATACCTGTCTGGAGATCCTGATATATTTGCTGTTAACAACAATACACTATAATTATTGTTAGTTTGACTTTGTTTTACGTTGGGGGTTTCACCGTTATAAATGATATCTTGAATATTTACAAGGTCTCCAGCTTCAGTAAACATGTTTGCTACCACTGCCCTAACAATGCCTAATTTTTTAACCTTGGTTGGCGGACTGATCCATATAGGCATTTCAAATTCTATAGTGCATATGTCAATCTCAGACTCTGCGGCCTGGGGAATAGTACGTGAACTAAAATTTAAACTAGTTACATTTATCACGCTGAGGCTGGTCCAGTCTATGTAGTTGTCTGTGGTCTGTATCTCCAAGCTGGGATTAAACAACACCATTATCTGCTCAACCAATTGAAGTTTTTGTTCAGTATTTGAAGTCCATATCTAGACTGATCCAATTCTAACCCGCTAATATAACAGGCAATTTTAGGCACGGTTGACAATTTATTTTCAGAGTTGTCTTTGATAATAGACGCAACCTGTCTAGTCAAATCACCATACATCACTGGTACATGTTTTTCTAAAGGAGTATCACCGCCTGTCTTGTATTTGAATCCTATAAACACTCGCATGAACTGTGTTACATATCGGCGTATCTGCCCGTCATAAAAATAATCCATTATTCGTCTGCCTTTGGTCTAAGAGCTTTACTCAAACTTTGTTTTTCTGTTATAGTACGGCCGTTGATTACATCAGTGGTATCATTGTTGATAAACGAAGACTTTTGTGTAGATCGTATATTTTTTCCTTCAAACATATCGCCGCTTTCTGCAACATCGCTGGCACCTAAATTGCTCATAGTCATTCTAACCTGATCTTCAAATTTTACCCAGCGAATACCGTTAAATCTAAACAGTCTCTTTGGCATAAAATCCAGTCGCAGACAAAATTGTCCTTCGGCAGCGGCAGGAGGAAATCCAGTGCCAGCAGTAAAAGGTGCACCGTTTGGTGGTATACCGTCGCCTAACAGATACCCGTCGTAGCCAGTTGCACTTGGCGGCAATGTTACGGAGCTGGCTGTGGATCCTACATATATAGGATCGCCATTATCGTCTACTAACGGAAATCCACTTTCGTCTGTGGCCTGTACCTGCTGATCAACAGTTATTGCTGAAGCATCGACAGAAACCAAAGTAGTTCTTCCAGTTTCTTGATCTAACTGAATAGAGTAATATGCAGTGGTGTCGTAACCGCTTCGAGGAGCATCGCTTTCAGCTTGATCTAGTACAGCCTGTGTGATCTGCATTTCTTTTTCGTAGGTACTAAGTATATCTCTAAGGCTAGTTGAAGTATCAGTGCCAGTGTCGTCTGCAAGACCATCTAATATTTCACTAAATTCTTGACTGTCTACCAACGGTTTGCATTTAGCACGATAAAGATGTGGATACCAAGTGGCAGAAAATCCCTCTGCTGCTCTAGAAATTTCTTCTATGACATAAAATCTTTTTAAAGAAAATTTAAAATCATTTAGTGCAAACTGATCTTTTAAATGCGGTAATTCTATTACATCACCGGCAATCAATTTCCTTCCTATTTTTTCTACAGTGTCATTGATATGAAAACTCACAAAGATCGTGTCGTTTTGCAAAAACAATCCAAATTGACTGAGGTTGAAATCAGTGTCTTGAATGTTATAAATTCCCCTTAGCAGGTATATATCAGAATCGTATTTTCTATCTCTGTTTTCTAAGAACAATAGGTCTTGTATGTTACTAACGCTGTTGCCCGTGTAGCTGGGAGTAGTTGGACTAGTGTCTGTGGAAGACCCTGGCCCAAGATATTTGTGAATAAAAACGTCGGTACCGCCTATTTGAAACATTTCCCAAATAGATTTGTCTATAAATTTATAGTCGTTGCCCTTTTCTGGGCGGTATAAGCTGAGTCTTGGCATAGTTATATATTTACCGTTGTAATAAATAACAGTATGAGTCAAATAAATCAAGTTAAACAAAGCGTCTATGATTATTGTAAAAACATGCTAGGTGACGGCATGATAGACATTGAACTAGACCCGCAGCACTATGAAACTGCACTGAATAGATCATTGTCAGTTTTCCGCCAACGTAGCGATAACTCTGTGGAAGAAAGTTATGTGTTTTTAACCTTATTAGAAGACACCAACGAGTATGTGTTACCGAAAGAAATACAGCAAGTGCGTCAAATATTTAGACGCAGTGTTGGTTCACGTACAGGCGGCGGTTCGGGCGGTACTGTTTTTGAACCATTTAATTTAGCTTATTCAAATACCTATCTATTAAGTTCAACTAATATGGGCGGACTACTAACCTATGAACTATTCAGTGGCTATCAAGAACTAATAGGGAAAATGTTTGGCAGTTTTATTAACTTTAATTGGAATCCTCAGAGTCATAAATTAATGATCCACCAAAGACCTAGAACTGAGGAAAGTGTTATGTTACAAGTATACATGACCAAACCAGACACTGCAATCATAGAAGATGTCTACAGCGGGCAATGGGTCAAAGACTACTGTCTAGCCAACTGCAAAATGATGCTAGGACAAGCCCGCTCAAAGTTTGGACAAGTGGCAGGTCCACAAGGCGGAACACAGCTCAACGGCGCAGCACTGATTACAGAAGCGCAAGCAGAGATGGAAAAGCTCATAGATGATTTGATGAAATTAGTTCCTGGTGGTGCAGGATACACCTGGATAATAGGTTGACTTAAAACTCTTAATATACTATAATATTCTTAATTGGAGAATATTATGATCATAGGCATTTGCGGATTTATAGGCAGTGGCAAAGACACCGTTGCTGACTACCTAGTGAATTTTCATGAGTTTCGTAGAGAAAGTTTTGCATCAACACTAAAAGATGCAGTGGCAGCAGTATTTGGCTGGGATAGAACCATGCTAGAAGGCCGTACCAAAGAAGCTAGAGAGTGGCGCGAGCAAGTTGATCCGTGGTGGGCCGCTAGACTTGATATGCCTACATTGACTCCGAGATGGGTGCTACAATACTGGGGTACTGAAGTTTGTCGCAAGGCATTCCACGATGACATATGGATTGCCAGCCTAGAAAACAAACTGCGTAACAGTCGAGATAATATTGTTATTTCAGATTGCAGATTCCCAAATGAAATTGAATCACTAAAACAGGCAGGCGGCAGCATTGTTTGGGTACAAAGAGGCACACTACCCGACTGGTATGCAGATGCAGTCAGTGCAAATCAAGGCAACAACGTGGGATTAAATGCAATGAAAATG